GCACACCTTTAGGAGATAACAGTTATGGCTAACAATTTTGCAGTAAAAGATGCCGCCGCGGCCAGCACTACCATAAAAACCACCGATACCGCTGGCGTGCACGTTCCCCACCACAACGTCGACGTGATCGCGGCCGGTGATAACAACATCGGCAACGTAGATGTTGCCAGCCTGCCAGCCCTGGCCGCCGGGACTGCCGCCATCGGCTCGACCAAAGACAACGGCCCAGCCTGGACATCCGTTTACACCTACACCACCAGCGCAGACATGACCACCGCTGCGGCCATGACTGCTGCACCTACGGGCGGGCAGAAGATCGTCGTCACCGACATCCTGGTTTCTAGCGACACCACTATGCTCTTCGAGTTTGAAGAAGAGACATCGGCGACCGTGGTTGGTGCAGTGCGGTTGTCCGCCAACAGCCCCGTACAGATCACGCCGCGCTCCGGCTGGAAACTGCCGACCGCTGACAAGAAACTGTTCGGCGATGCAGGCGCGGCCGGGAATGTCTACGTGACGGTGTGGTACTACTCGGAAGCGTAGGAGGCATAACATGCCCTATCCTGTGAGTGCAGTTAGGGGTAAAAACTTTGGAAGTCCGGCGTATTATGCCCGAGTGCTTGCGACTCAGACCGCCAACCTGATCGGCTTCTGGCGGCTGAATGAAACATCGGGCGCAACCGCGGTGGACAGCTCTCCGGAGGCCAATAACGGCGCGTACACCGGGGTAGACCTTGCCAACGCAGCCGGGCCTGACGGGGTGCTGGTTCCGTTCTTCGACGGCACGAATGATTACGTCAATCTCTATTCGGCAGCCTTCAACACGGATTTTGCGCTGGCAGGTGCGGAGGGCACGCTCGCCATCTGGATCAAGGTCAACGCTGCGGCGGTATGGTCTGACGCGACGTTTAGGAATGTCGTTTACATTGCAAACGGCGGGACGATTACGAACGGCGTCGAGATACTCAAGAGCAGCGCGGCAAATACGGTGGTGGTCGCAAGAGAAGGCGCGGATGTTAGGGAGCAGGTTAGCATAACCCTGAGCGCAACCGGCTGGACGCACCTGGCATTAACTTGGAGCGAGGCGGCAGACCAGATGATCGCCTACCTGAATGGATCGCAAACGGGAGCCACGCAAACAACCCTGGGCGCGTATACCGGCAACCTTGGCAGCACAACCACCAACATCGGCGCGAAGGTAACAACCCCGACAAACCCCTGGCATGGCTGGCTGGCTCTCCCGGCTGTCTGGAAAACCCCCTTGACACCGGCTCAGATTTTGTCGTTGGCGACGGTGTAATGTGTGGCACGGGTATGTTGTACTTGACAAACCAGATGGGCTCTCAGACGCGGCCTGGGCAGTCGCCCTTGGCGCGATCTATGCCGATCTGGACGGTTCGCCTGCTGACCCAAATCCGGCCCGGCGGCTGCACACCGCTCAGTCTGGTAGTAGGCGGATCGTGGAGTCATCCTTCCCGCTCGACCGCCTGCACACCGACAGGCTACGTGAAGTCTCCGGCGTCACGCCAAAGATTTTACCTTTCCAGGTTGATGCAGATCGCCTTCAAAGCCTGTCACTGGCACACCAGTACATCAAAAGCAATTGGAGCTGGCTGCTGATGTCGAGAGTATTCTACCCCGAGGACTACGGCGCGGTTGGGGATGGCGTGGCAGACGACACCGCCGCGATCCAAGCGGCTATCGACGCGGCAGAGGCGGCAAGCGGCGGGATCGTGCAGCTCTCCAAGACTTACAACATCGTCCCGGCGACTGATTTCGATTTCGGGATTTACACCAACTATCGGGTCGGGCTGCACGTCAACGGCGACAACGTTTTTATCGTCGGGCCAGGGACAATTGTCATGCGGACGCTTCCGAGCCTGGGAAGCTCGAAGCGCTTGGGCATCCTGATGTTCGGGAACGGCGGCGGGGTTGGCGCAACTCCACCTGGGGAAACGGGAACCTGGATCAGCAACGTCGGTTGCATGGGCGTTACGTTCGATTTTACCGAGCATCTCAAGGCTGACCTGCTGGCGATTTCCACCCTGGGCGGCGTGACCATCGGATTCATGTACTGTAAGGAGTTCCGCTGCTCGAACAACATCCTGAAGAACGCCTACACCCGCGGCGGGTACGGTTCGATCCTGACACTGGTATCCAGCAAGTTCGCGGAAATATCCTACAACAACATCCTGGGCTGTACCAACAACGTCATGTGGCTGGATGGGGCGCGCGGTTTCGTCGTGCACGGCAACAAGATCATTGGGGAAGATCATAACGTCACGCAAGACATATCCGGCGGTGGGATCATCCTGGCGAACAACACCGACAACGATACTTCTGGCGATGATAACGTATTTTCCAGCAACGTGATTATCAACCCCAAGGGGGTCGGGATGCTGATCGGCGGACTGAACAACATCGTCGCCAATAACCAGTTCAGAACTCAAACGGGTGTGAATAACCCGCTTCTCCGGCTCAAGTACGGCGACCGCACCGAGGATTACCCCTGCCAGGATTGCATCGTCACCGGCAACCTGTTCCAGCGCGTAGCGGGCAACGTTTCCGGCACGGCGGTCGAGTTTATCGGCGCTGATACAGGTGAACAAGGGACGGCGGTCAAGGTGACGCGGGCGCTGTTCGCTCACAACGTCATCAACAGCGCGTGGTCGATTGGCATAGATTTACAGGAGCAGGCGCAGGATAACATCATCGTGAATAACATCAACAAGGCGGCCACGCCGATACAAACAAACGCCAGCGCGACCGGGAACGTAACGGAGCCGAATTATTGATGATGCCGCGTCACCAAGTGTACCGCCACCGCCAGCCCGTAGGCCAGCACGAACGGGCCAAAGATGAGAATGTATAGGGACATACGGACATTTTAGCATGGTTCTAGAGCGCGAGCAGATCATCGCCGTCTTCCTGGTCTTCTCCCTGGCCGCTAACGTCTTCCAGGTGTGCTTCGCGCTGTGGCTGTTCAAGACGCGGGGCGATGATACGCCTCCGCACGACGCGGAAGGCGAGCGGCTGAAGCGGATCAAGGAGCGGCTGATGGAACGGATCAAGAATGGCAAGTAAGAATGGCGCGATCGCGTGGCACACAGAACAGCGGCGGCTGGGCGACTTGGTCCCGTGGGAGGATAACCCGCGCCAGTCCACCGAACCGCAAGTCAAACGCATCGAAGGCTCGCTTACTAAGTTCGGGTATTCGCAGTTATTGGAGATCGAGCCAGACGACACGATCCTGGACGGCCACCAGCGCGATCCGGTCATGCAGGCCATGCGAGAGTACGGTCCGGACGCGGAGATCGAAGTGCGGGTGGCGAGCCGCAAGTTTACCCTGGCAGAGCGCAAGGAATACATCGCGATGAAACACCAGGGCGCGGTGGGGGAGTTCAACTGGGACGGGATGCATAACTTGTACGACGGGCCTGAGTTGCTTGAATGGGGCTTCAATCAGGATACACTTGAGTTTCATGGCTTCGACTTCGGGCAGCCTGCCAACCTACCTGAGTTCAAGGAATACGACGAGTCTGTAGAAAATGACGTTGAATACATCGAGTGCCCAAACTGCGGCCATAAATGGCCGAAATAGATACCTGACCATCCTTGAAGAAGCCTGGCAGGATCACTTGAGATCGCGGGAAGCAGATGCACCGACGGTCATTTCGACGTTTGCCGGGGCAGGCGGTTCAAGCCTGGGCTATTCGATGGCAGGCTACCGGGAACTACTGGCGGTTGAATGGGACAAGAATGCTTGCGAGACGTTTCACCTGAACTTTCCCGACGTTCTGCTATGGGCCGGAGACATCTGTGATTTTGGGGTTGATAAGTGCCTGAAAATGGCAGAGATCGAGCCGGGGGAGCTGGACGTACTGGACGGTTCACCGCCCTGCCAGGGTTTCAGTACAGCAGGCAAGCGGCAGATGGATGACCCGCGCAACCAGTTATTCAGGGAATATGTCAGATTGCTCCGCGGCTTGCAGCCTAAAGTATTCGTGATGGAGAACGTCTCAGGGATGGTCAAGGGCAAGATGAAACTTGTCTTTGCTGAGATCATGCGGGAATTGAAAGCCAGTGGTTATAGAGTATCGGCACGGCTGATGAATGCGATGTATTTCAATGTTCCGCAGAGCCGGGAGCGTATGATCTTTATTGGAGTACGGGAGGATTTGGGAATTGAGTCGAGTCATCCGAAGGCAGAAGGCAGACCATTTATTGTTAGAGATGCATGGAAAGAAGTCAAGTTAGAACCAAAGCCTTATCTATCCCCGAAATTGGCAGGGATTATCTCAAAGATACCAGTTTATGGGGATGGCGGAGATGTTTGTAATGCTTTCTTTTCTACAAAACGATTATCTTTCGATCATCCTTCCAGGACGATCTTGAAAGGGAATGTCGGGAGTCGAGCCTGTTTCGTTCATCCATCCGAGGATCGGGCAATCACGATCGCAGAGATGAAGCGAATAGCATCATTCCCAGATGATTTTGTTTTTATTGGCGGATACAAAAAAGAAGTTGAGCGTATTGGTAACAGCGTTCCCCCGCTATTCATGCGGTCGATTGCCAGGCATATCAGGACCGAGTTACTGTCACAGATGGGCCTGGGGCCGCGGCTGGTGGAGTAACTAACGAAAGTGACGAATGGGTAAGCCTAACCAATTCAAAGCAGAGCAGTTCATCAAGGCGATTCCCGGCACGGGTGGGATCATCTCGACTATCGCTGCGCGGGTTGGCTGCCAGTGGCATACCGCACGCAAGTACATCGAAGAGTACCCGACCATCAAACAGGCGTACCAGAACGAGAAATCGGCCATTGATGACAAGGCACTCTCGAATGTGCTAAAGGCGGTGGCAGACGGCGACCTATCCGTTTCAATGTGGTGGGTCAAGATGAAGCTGGGCAGCGAGTTCCACGAAACGCAGCACGTCGTCTACGAGGTTGATTGGGATGCTGACGAAGATAAGGCTTAATGCTCATCTTCACCCCGGCCAGGCGGCAGTACACGAGAACACCGCCCGCTTCAAAGTTCTGGCGGCTGGGCGTCGCTGGGGCAAGACTCGCCTGGGCGTGAATGAGTGCCTGGCTTATGCCATGAAAGGCAAGCGTGCCTGGTGGGTGGCGCCGTCCTACAAGATGAGTGAAGTCGGTTGGCGCCCGCTTCATCGTTTAGGCAACAAGATCGGTGCGGAAGTGCGGAAGGTTGACCGGCAGGTCATCCTACCCAACGGCGGTGAGGTAGTGGTCAGGAGTGCAGACGACCCCAACAGCCTGCGTGGCGAGGGCTTGGACCTGGTCATCATGGACGAGTGTGCTTTCATGCTCGAAGCGGCCTGGACGGAAGCCCTGCGCCCGGCATTGTCAGACAGATTAGGCAAGGCCATCTTTATCAGCACGCCCAAGGGCCGTAACTGGTTCTGGCGACTGTGGATGCGTGGACAGCAAGGAGAGCCTGGCTGGCAGTCGTGGCGGCTGCCGACCAGTGACAACCCATACATCGAAGCGGGCGAGATCGAATCGGCGCGAGATACGCTGCCTGAGTTGACATTCGAGCAGGAATATTTAGCCGTATTCCTGGAAGGCGAAGGCGCGGTATTCCGCAACATCGCGGCCTGCCTGAAAGCACCGCTGGACCCGAAGCCGGAAGACCACGCCGGGCATAACATCGTGGCCGGCCTGGACTGGGCAAAACAAAACGACTTTACCTGTTCCCCGGTCGGGTGTGCTGACTGCAAGGTTGAACTGGCCAGGGACCGGTTCAACCAGATTGATTACCAGTTTCAGTACCAGCGCATCGCTGAGTTCTGGCGCAAATGGGGCGTCATATCTGCCCTGGTGGAAGTCAACTCTATCGGCGAGCCTGGCTTCGAAGCTTTACAGCGGGAAGAGCTGCCGGTGGTGGCGTTCACAACCACGGCCTCGACCAAGCCCCCGCTGATCGAGAACCTGGCGCTTACCTTCGAGCGGACAGAGTGGCAGTTCCAAGACGATCCGATATGGACGAGCGAACTGGAAGCATACGAGCGCAAGGTTAGCCCGATGACGGGGCGTAGCCAGTACAGCGCACCCGATGGACTGCACGACGATACGGTGATTGGCCGGGCCTTAATGGTACGAGCCGGTGATACCTGGTGGTTCTCATAGGATGCAATATGGCAACAAAACAACTTGCACAGCAACGCATGACATACTTCGACGGGCAGCACATCAAGTCCATCGACCTGCCGCAGTATCCGAACGAAGCCTGGAACTGGCTGACGGGCAAGCCGGACGCAGACAAGGCCGGGGTCGAGCAGTACTTCAAAGCGATCCCCTGGCTCTTTCGCGGCGTGCAACTGCGGGCGCAGGCCGTGGCCGGTATGCCGTTCGCGCTGGTCCGTGATACCGGCGGGGACGGTGAGGACTTCGACCACAGCCAGGAGTGGGAGAACAAGGTCGGCTTCCTCCCCAACCCGTCCGACTTGCTGTGGCTGATCGAAGCGGTGCTCACGCTCACCGGCAAGTGCTACCTATGGCGCAAATTCCAGGGGATGCAGACGCAGGGCTTGCGCTACATCCTGCCAACGTCCGTAACCTGGTCGCCGGTCAAGGATGTGAATGGCGTGGTGCAATTCGACAAGGCCACCAACCGGCCGAAGGTCACCTGGAAGCGTGACCTGGGCCAGGGGCCGAAGACGGTACAGGACGGCTCTATCGTGTATCTGTGGGCGCCTGACCCTTACGTGGAGTTCGGTGAGCCCACCACCTGCCCGGCTGTGGCTGCGCTCATGGCTGCCGGCGTGCTTGCGAACATGGACGAGTTTATCGCCAACTTCTTCCGGCGCGGCGCGATCAAGGCGACCGTGTTCATGGCCGAGGACATGCCAAAGGGGGAGGCGGAGAAACTGGAGGCGTGGTTCAAGCACTTTGTCTCAGGCATCCGCAATGCCTTTACCACCAAGGTATTCAATGCCGGCAAGATGGCACCGATGGTGATCGGCGACGGGGTTTCGGAGTTGGAGAACATCGAGCTGAACCGGGAGAAGCGGGAAGACATCGCCACCGCTTTAGGCATCCCCCATTCGCTCCTGTTTGCGAACGCTGCCAACTTTGCAACCGCGCAGCAGGATGACCTGAACTTCTTGAGTAAGACCATCGTACCCGAAGCGCAGTGGATCGCAAGCATATTGACCGAGCAGGTATTCGCGCCGCTGGGCTACCGTATGGAGATCCGGCACGAAACGTTGGACGCCTTCCAGGAAGACGAAAACCAGCGGGCGCAGGCAGTCAAACTGTACACCGATGCCGGTTTCCCGTTACTCATGGCCTGCGACATTTTAGGCGTGGAACTGACCGACGAACAGCGCGCCGAATTGGAAGCAGCGGAAGCGGACAAGAAAGCGCGGGCCGAAGAACTGGCTAACAGGCTCCAGAACGCTCCGCAGACACCGGAAGGGGCGCAGCCGGGCCAAAACGGGAAGCAACCGCAGCCCGAGCCGCCACAACAGCAGCCTAATCTGGCGCAGGAAGACATAAAGCGCTGGGAGCGTAAAGCAATCAAGGCGATCAAGAACGGCAAGCGGCCTGATGTTCCTTTCGAGAGTGAATTTATACCAGTGGAATTGAGTGCTGAGATTGCGAGTGACCTGGTGCACTTATCGCTCGATAATATCAACCCGTCAACCAGGGACGTTGAAATGATATTTGAGCGGGCGATGAAGGCTTATGAGTACTGGGCAAGGCCGCATTTGTTTGCAAAGTGGAGTGTAGTTGACAACGCCACGCCTGCTTTACAGATGCTGGCTGTCGAATTACGAAGAGCAAACGAATTGCTAGAAAGGACAACTGAATGAAGTTGAGATGTCAGGGATATGACATTCACAGATGGCCAAGTGAATTGGTGGCTATTAATGCCAAGTTAATCCTTATGATACCGCCAACTCACGTTGACGAAATATCTGAGGCGTTGAAGCATATTGAGTTATACCTTGCCAGCGAACTTAATTTAGTAATGGCTACCGGTGACCGCCCGCGCTGTTTTTATTGTGGTGTCCTGGGAGACGAAAGTGACAAGACTTGTAGCCAGTGTGGAGCACCGCTCTAAATGATCTACTCGAAAGAGCAAGCGCGTCGTAACCTGATCTTTGCTGTCCAGCTTGTCACGCAGGCAATGAAACGCCGTGACCAGCGCGAGCCCGACCAGGCTGCCAAAGAGAAGGCGGAAGAACGCCTGGCCAGCCTGTGGCGCCGCATCTTTCGCAAGCAGCGGGAGCGGGTGCTCGAACGGCTGGAGTCGGAGTTTACCGACCGCAAGAGCATCAAGGTTGACCTTTCATTTACCGACCTGGACGTTGACGACGAAGACCGGGAGAGCCTTATCAAGCAGATCGCCGATATGATCCGGGGGGGAATTGCGCTCTTTGGTAAGCGCTCGAAGCCTGACATCGACTATACCCTGACCAACCAGCAGGCGGCGGAGAAGGCGAGAGAATACGTCTACGGCCTGGTGCGGGGCATCAACGACACCACCCGCGACGCGCTGCGGAACGCGGTCTCGTCATTCGTGCAGACGCCCGGCATGACCATCGGCGACCTGAGTAACTTGATCGCTCCCAGTTTCGGTGCGGATAGGGCGGACCGGATCGCGATAACTGAAGTTACCAGGGCCTATGCAAGTGGTGAGATGGCGGCTGGGAACGCGCTGCGCCAGGAGTTCCCAGGGGTGAGGGTGGTCAAAATATGGTTCACGAATAACGATGATATTGTTATGAAGTGCCCCATTTGCTGGCCGCTGGAAGGGCAGGAAGTCGAGTTGAACGAAGACTTTGAAGGCGGATATGACCAACCGCCCGGACATCCCGGCTGCCGGTGCTGGCTTGAGACCACCACGGCGTTAGCGGAGTTAGACTAATGGCAGACAACAACATCCAGATCGAAGTCAAAGGCCTTGACCGCATCCTGAAGGCGCTCGACAAGTTCCCCGGCCAGATCCAGAAGTACATCGGCCAGGCCG